CTGTGCCGATTGTTGTTGCCAGCTGTTTAATCTCTTCAATAATTCCCATATGCCACCTCTTAACCGTTTACTGCTGTGTTGTACACTGATACAAAGTCCGTATCCGTCAAACCTAATGCACCTAATGCGTTGGCTTGTTGGTTTTCTGTCAACGTCTGTTGTTCATCAAAACGTAATCGATTATTGATACTTTCAGCCATAGCACTAGCCCCACTTTTATCTGTTTCGATGTAGTCCGCAATCTCTTTCAATGTATCAAACGTAGCAGGAGCACCGCCCACTACTTTGGCAATCTCTGCATTAATCGTAGATGTTACTAACGTAGGTAGCTCACCTTTCAACACGTTGATTTGCTCTGTTACCTTATTTGTAACTACGGTTTCATCAACTGTACTACCTGCACTATTTGTTTCTAATGCCAATACTCGACCTTTCAAGCCTTTAATATCTTTTCCAATCTCTTTCACCACTAGGGTTATTCTTTCAACTAATTTCATATTAATTACCTCTTTCTAATAAGTAGATTAATAGTAAATCTCTATCCTCTGTAGGATTTTGATAGTTGTCCTTTTCCGTTTTTGTGGATTTTCTATCGCCATCGCTACCATTGCTAGCAGGCTCATCACGGATTCGCACAACGTCCAACAAATTGTCGTCATACACTCGAATCAGCATTCAATCGCCCCCTATCTGATACACTGCCTTTGACTAGTACATGACCTTTTAAAATTTTCGTTTTAGGTCGGTTATTGCTATCATACACAAACACATCATACACATACCGACCTTGAGGAATATCACCATCCAATGTCAATTTGAATGTAGATAATGCATCATCCGATACGTTTTCAATTTTAACGATGTCAAACTTAGCAATGTATTCCTCATCACTAGCATTCGCACGCACTACGGCGAATAGAGCATCTGCCTGTACTTCCTTGTTATATTCAAGGATAAAGGAGCAAGGCACGCCCTGCTCCTTAACGAAATTATACTGTTTGATTTGACTCATCTCTCTTTTCCTCGGATTCTTGCTTTGGTTCGCTTTCCATCGCATCTAAAATGACATTCTGCACGCAATCCTCAATAGGGCAACGACCATTCTCTAATAATACTGAACCGCACCATTCACAATATTGTTCTTTCATAACGAGTCCCTCCTATTACAGTTCTTTGATTTTCTTAATTAAATCAATATCAATTTGTTTGAATTTAGCCTTGATGTCATCCGTTGGCAAGCCTTTCATTTGCTTAGTCAAGAAGATTTCTTTTAGCTTGTCCCGCTCATTTTCTGCTTCTTTCTTTAAAGCTTCAATTTTCTCATTCTTAGATGGCTCTACCACCTCTGGCACGTAGTCGACAAATTGGCCATTGACATAACATTTGTAGTCAACGAATTGACTTTGCATATCGTCTCCACCTGTTACATAGTTGTGATTTGGATAGTCACGCTTTGCAAGCTCAAGGCATGCTTCTTCGGTCTCTCCATGCACACCAATCAATAGGGATGTGATTCGCTCACCTTTTTCGTTTAAGATAAATACATATTGATTTTCCATTCTTTTTCTCCTTTCTAAGAGATAAAAAATTGCATAAAAAAAGCACCCTTGAGGTGCCTAGTATGTTATAATTGTCATAAGAACTCGATGTGAGTTAGGTTCATCACCGAAAGGTGGTGATACTATGCGTAATTATGAAAAGATTCAACTAATCATTTCCATTCTTACTTTAGTAGTTGCCGTATTACAGTTGCTTAAATAGTTTCTGATAATACAACGACCCTAGCGCTTACACGTTAGGGTCATCACATTGTGAATCGATTTTAAGATGAACCTAACGCCTGCAAACATCGGGTTCTTCTTGTTGTTACAACTATAGTATACCATATTTTAGGCTCTCGTCAATGGACGAGGGCTTTTTATATTGAAAGAGGCATACAATGAAACTCATACAAAAATTAAAGCATGCTACGAAACGGCCTTATGTTGTTTATTCCGTAGTTGGCTATTTTGCCACTTACGATGAAGCAGTGGACGCGCTCCACCAATCTCGCCAATCCCTAACACTTCAACAAATCTATGAGATGTGGCTACCGTCTCATGCTAAGAGTGTTAGCAATAACACCCTTAACAACTACGGTTCAGCATTCGCACACCTTGCTAACATCCACAATGTAGCAATGAGTGATATCACCTACTTACAACTACAATCCATCATTGACCACATGCTTAGTACTGAACTTTCCTACAGCTCGTGCAAGAAGGTCCGCACCTTGATTAGCCAACTATTCGACTATGCAATAATCAATGGTTGGTGTACCACTAACTATGCCAAGTTCCTAAACCTTGGCCACAATAAGCCCGTACGACCTCATAAGCCTTTCACTACTCAAGCCATCAACCGCTTATGGCGACTAGAATCACCACTTCATGATATTCCTCTCATTCTACTTTACACGGGAATGCGTGCATCAGAATTAATCAGCCTCAAATCTCGTGATGTTAACCGTAAACAGCACACGATTAAAATCATCTCGTCCAAGACGAAATCAGGTATCAGAACAATCCCTATCCACGATCGCATATGGCCTATCATTGAACGTAGGTTACATACTGTATATGTCACCCAAGAATGTCGCACCTATTCATCACTAAGTCGTGAGTTCGATAAGGCAATGAAAGCCATTAATGCCAAACACACAACCCATGACTGTCGCCACACCTTTGCCACACGCCTCGATAACGAGAGCGCCAATTACAATGCCAAGCGATTACTACTTGGCCATGCTAGTGGTAACGTTACCGATGGAGTTTATACACATAAGTCCCTGGGTCAATTGCGTAAGGCAATTCGCCTACTTAAATGACCAAGGGGGAATGCAATCATCTACATTCGCTGATAATCAAGCGGGTAAAGAATATAAATTTACACTGCCTATTGCATACAAATCAAAATGCTTGGTAGCAATTGGATCGGTTGAAACTAATTTAGATAGTGGATATACATATATTAATCTCAACCATTCCCCAAGCAAATCCACCCTATCACAACTTGCTTTTCATTGCTACACCGATTGGGATTGGAGTTATCGGGGATTTAAATTAGCTGTTCTATCAATAGGAATTTAACTGCCCAAGGGGGAAAACGCCAAGAAAGAAACGATGATGTAGTAACATTTCCTATTGCATTCTCTCATAAAATTTTAGGTATACAATTAACAAAAGGTTGGGGCGTTAATGCTCCAAGTTATAAAAATACCACATTAACAAATTTCACCATGTATTCCCACGACAATAGAAATTATCTAACTACATGGCTAGCTTACGGAAGTTAAATTCCTATCGCAATCCAGCAACCATTATTGCGAGATTTAGGGTAATTAGTGTTATCACTTCCGCTTATAATCTTAAAATTGCTTGTTGTGATAGACTTTGGCCGCACCATCATTTCGTGCCATGCCGTTGGCTCATCTAGCATCATAGGAATCACGGCTAATACTTTGTTGAAACGGATGGAATACGAGATAATTGCAGTTTCAGGAATGAATTTTCCCCCTTGGATAATTAAACCGCCGAATGCCTCACCAAAGCATATATACCAGGCGTTTTCGTTGGAGAAATCATATCTGACTCCCTTCGACTTCAAGAGGTTTGTTACATCCACATTTACATCACCAATAAGCGCCTTAACAACTGCTAGTGTAGGGGCTAATGCTGTGTTTGTGTCAACCTTGTTGTTAGTGATTAACGTAATGAGTTCTGTTACATCGCCTTTGGTCACGTTGATGCCTTCATCGTGCTTTGCAATTGCTGTAATTACATTATCCCAATCGCCAAAATATTGCCAAGATCCCCATGTGTTGTAGAACGTACGGCTGGCTTGCTTAATTGCCTTACCTTGGCCATATGAGTAAAATGTCTGTGTGATTACATTACCATCAGTTTTAGTCACGTGGATTTGTCCATAGCTATAGATTTTATCCGACGAAGGTGCGTTCGCCCACCCCATAACATTTGCATTACATTCGTAGATGCCTGGTTTGGTTAAATCGTTCCAGTTACTAATGTTATTTGGAATTATGGCACCACCTGCGTATTTGTCTAATCCATGCGCCGTCATATCTGCTTTATGCGTATTAATTAATGTCTCAACATCTGCCCGTGAAACAGATACTCCTAAGTCAATCTTAGCCGCTACATTTGTAGAATCACCTACTGCTAGTGCAATTTGCAATGATTGTATAGGTATTGGGCTATTTTTATCTGGAATATATGACGTTAATCCGCTAGCATTGGAATATGCAATTAGCTTTTCTTGCCCGTTTTGTCCATTTTTTGCATACACACCAACTTCCCGCCAATAAAAACCAGTATTCACTGTTTTGTTGTCAAATTCAAATTTAAATACTCTTGTTCCATTTTCTCCATTTGACATGTTTGTAAGACTTACATTCAATTTTGGGCTAACAATATTTGTCATTCCTTCAATGGATGCTGTCAAATTCCCATCGCCTAATATAGCTTTGGTGACAATTAATTGATCACTTTCTCTACCACTTGTAGAGCGTATAATCATTTGGTTGCCCTGCTGAGTGAGTCGCAACCCTGGAAACTGTGCCATGATTACCTCCTTAAATAATAATTGTATTTTCTGTGATTGCTATTGCATTTACCGTTTTAACTTCTAACGAGATCAATTCATTTCTAAGAGATGAATCAAATCCAATGTATGTATTTTCCGAGATGCATGGGAATATCCCTATTTGAATATCATGTGATAAGCTTGATACTTCAATTGTTCTATAAGCAATGTGTGCTGGCTTGTATGTGTCAATCGCTTCTTTCATTTTCGCTAAATCAAAACACATTTCCTTATTAAATTCAAGGTCCATCGCATAATGCTCATTGAATAAAGATATTTTTGCCGACTCATCTGAAATATATTGATTTGCAATATATTCAAGAAATTCTTTTGTGCTTGTAGAATTGTGATTCAACCGTTCTATGATTCTTGCTCGTCTCACGTCAATTCCATCTGCAGATGTATCTATCCCTACGAATGTATCCCACAGTTTAATTCCATCTGTCGCATTCTGTATATTAAGTTGACTTAATATTTCTAATAACTGTACTCTAATACGTTCATGCTCCCGACTGTCCGCATCATTTGTTGTTTTGAACAATTCATCTTTTGCAATAAAAAACGGTAGATACTCAAGTATGTCTACCGTCTTCCAGCGAATAAAATCATCCATTGATTGTCACCTCATTCACTCGTGGGAGTTGATCATCTGTGATATTTATATTTGTTGTTCCACCATTCACTCGTAAGTCAGAATAATCAATAATTCCTGTATCTATATTTGCTAAGAGTGCTTTACCAATATTCGCATAGGATATGTAGTTCATACTAAATGTTTGGCGTTTAAACTCTTCATTTAGTATCCGCTTGACCGCTTCATGATTAGCAGTTCCTTTTGTTACTCGAAATGAAATATTTACATTCATAATTGTAGGTGTTGCCACTGTTACCGTTGCCCCAATTGGCGCTTCTTTTGCAATGACTGCTTTCACTCTGTCTAATAATGATGTATTTGCTGATTCGTTATTCACATCCACTAATAGCACTTTCACCGTCCCAGCACCATTCCATAATGGCAATACTTTTACTTGCCCTACACCATTTACAGATTGTGCCCATTGCATGTAATGGTACGCATTCCCACTAGTGGCTGGTTGTCGTACTTTAAATAACAAGCGTTGCAATAGATCCTTATCACTTTCTTCATCGAATCCATCGTAGCTTTCTTGTTCATTAATTACTGATTTTAATCCATCTACTGCTGTAATAATCTCTGTAATTGCATTGGCGTTTACATTACTATCTTTCCCAATGCCTTCAGATTCTGCTTTCACCGTTACATCGCCTGTATTCCCAATGGTTACCAATTCTATAGTTTTAAATAATTTTCCTTCCACTGTGGCGACTGTTACACCAATAGGTACTATCGTTCCTTCAATGCCTGTTAGCTTAAGTAATACTTTTGACTTTGTGGCTTTCTTCCGAATAACCCCATGCGCTTCTGCATGCATGGTTAGATACTGCCCCCACGATGTCTGTGGAAATGCTGCATCCAGTATTAATTGCATTTCTGCATAACTCTTTTCAAACTCTACAGCATTGGCACTTAATGTATCAAATGCGAATGTTCCCTCATGCGTTGACATGCCATTTGTATCAATTGTTTTAAAATCTTGAAGTAATCTTTTTAATACATCTTGTCTAGTTTGTATTTCAAACATTATACCTCCACTCCAATCGTTGTATGTCCATATATGGTTTGTAGGCCAATATGCAATACTACTTGCTTATGTTCTTGTATGAAATCTACTTCTTCTACTTCGATAATATATGGATTCACTAATAGTGCTTCCTTAACATATTCAAATAGGTCAAAGTGGCTAATTGAATCGTTCGTAACTTTCCCTATGAATCGTTCTAACTCAATACCATAGTCATCAAAATACGCCCTAAATCGATAGCGCTCTACACGGAGTACTTTCCACACCCATATTTGAATGGCTTTGTTACCAGTCACAATTTTTGGTTGCTTATCTTTCCCGTAGATGAAATTATCTCTAGTGAAGTCCCAAGCATATTCCGTGCATAACGGTAAGTTTCGTTGAATGTCTGCCGCAGCAATTGTGCCACCTTTAATAAATGGATTAGCCATTGCCATCTAACCTCCTGCATTTACCATATACAAAGTATTGTTCTGCTGTAGAGTTATCATCTCCTACAATTGGGATTAGCATAACCTTATCACCTTCATGCCATGTATCAGTCATAATCCTTGTTTTCGTATAATCATTATGAATATCATGCGTGTGGCTTTGGTATTCAGCAGCACCTACTCCACCTGCACGTGGTTGTGTTTCGCTTATGATATGCCCTTTAGACTCTCTATAATGACCTTGCAACCAATACTCATCTACCCATAAGAACGACTTATTCAATTCCATTCCATTATAAGCAACAACTAAGTTAGGTGGTGGTGATACAATTGTTCCTATTCCTGGCATAGCTTGCCTTCCTGCTGTGCCTCCAATATTGTGCATCAAGTCAATTACTCCTAAATAGGGATCATTGTTTTTGCTCGCCATTTGTATTTCCACCTCCTTGTTCTTCCATATATTCTAAGGTCAAATCCATTGTATGTACATTTCCTTGGAATCTATGTGTATCGCTTTTAATGTAGAATTTTCCTTGCAACTGTTCTTCTTCTACCTTAATAGAATACCCAGAAATGCATTGAATATTTCCTATGGCTGATATGCTAGAATCGTTCTTGACCCCCTTGGGTTTGGCCTTGGCCATAGAAATATTACTAACTGTACTTCCTTTTGGTTTTGGCTGATTCTTGTAAATATCTTGGAATATCCCATATCTTTCAATGGATTCCTCATCACTGTCTGTAGATATTACATTCCCAGATTCATTTACAGTTTTTACACGATTCACTATATCTTCAATTGATTCTGAATGAGATGAGTTTATGACGTTGTATGAATCACTAGCAATAAAACCATCTATCAACGTTCCTTTTTCGACTAGGTGGATTCCGTCTAGTAAGTGCACTGCCATATATTCCTTTTTTGTATCTGCCTTTATATTTTCATATAACGTTTTCATGACTTCTGTGCAGCTTTTTCCATCTGCTACAAAATTAACGACTGTCCCTATATTTGGTAAAGCTTTAAATGGAATCCCTACTTCTGCAGATAATCGTCTAAATGCATCGATTGCTTTTACCTGGTTGAATACTAAATATACCTTCGACTTGGCTAAATAAATCATAGGATCATATGCAGTGATGGACATAGTAAATGCATTACTGTCTCGTTTCCTAAAAAATATTCTGCCTTCAAATATTTTATGGTCATCAATTGTAATGGCAATCGTATCTCCTAATTCGATTTGATGATTGTAGAAACTCAAATCTTTAGGATTATATGCATAGGTCAATTCAACTTTTCGTGCCGCTTCCTCTTGACTTCCCGACCAGGTGAAAGACTCTACCAAATGTGTCATATCATGCCTGTGGCCATCATATGTAACGTGCTCAATTAAGGTATTCATAATGATATTACCCTTTCTTTAATTATTACACTTCTTTTACTAACTTTTATGGTAGCATTGATTGGGTTTACTCCACTTTTTACCATGGATTTATATGCTTTAATGGCCTTCTGTCCTTGTTCTGCAATTGGCATTACTTTTGATACCATTTTATTTGCTGTATCAAGTAAGTGATTTCCTTCATAAGCAATCATCTCTTTTTCTTCTGAAGCTTCTGCTATTCGGCTGTACAAACCTGTTGTGCCATTCTTTACTTCGGATGTAGGTCGTACGTATCGGTATTCTTTCAATGAAATACTATAGTACACATCACTTGTGCCGTCATGCTCATCATAATTAAACGATTCTATTGTGCATGGCATGGAAATAGCCGTGTTAGAAATAATTATCTTACACGGCTTTTTCATCGTTGCAAATCGTTTAATTTTCCTCACTAAATTGTAAGGCATCGTATCATTTGTTTCTGACCATTCGTACTTTTGCGCAGGAAAAAAACCATCAAATGAAATAACCTCAAGGCCTCTATTACCTATCATATTGATTTCACCAATAGCATTGATTTCTATTGTGCTATTCTTGTATGTAATGCCTGCTTTAAATGATTCGGGTGTCACTGGCATGACTACCTTTTCACCTGCACATGATAGAGTGAACGTACAACCTTGTGGGAGTTCTTTTCCACCAAAAAATGATAGGACTGTATCAAAAAATGACATTATACGGCTCCTTCCATTTTATTAATAGACCGAATCGACATTTCATAATGGATATGCTCCATAATTTCTTTTGCCAATTCTTCTACACTTTTACCATCGTTTCGTACATTCAAGTTTTGAATGGTGAGTTGTAATCCACCTCCACCATTTCCACTTCGTTTCCCCTGATCATACGCACTGCGTAATGATTGTGCATGCGGAATCACTTGTGAGCCACTAGGTAAGTTGATAATCTCGGCTCCACGGTCATGTACCATAGCAGGACCGCCGCCCCAATTATCTGTACCACTGTAAAGTAGCGGAATATTCAGTGGTCCAAATGATTTTCCACCAATTCCAGGAACCCAATTTGGTGTTGTGAATGAAATGCCGTTGATAGATGAAATTAAGCTATTGATAGAGGCTCTAATTCCTTCAATCACTCCATCTAAAATACCTGTGATTCCTGTAATAATTCCTGAAAATACACCTACAACTCCGCTCCATGCTAATGCCCAATTACCAGTAAAAACTCCTGTGATAAAGTCTATGATTCCACTCAATATTTGTGAAATTCCGTCTATAATGCCTGTAATGGCAACCACTAACCCTGTAAGTATACCTTCAATCGCTGATACTGCAATAGTAAAGCCTATCACTAAGTGACCAATGGCAACGGCTAATGGTCCACCTATAATTACAGCAGCAATAGCCCCTACTGTGTACATAATGAAATCTAATACAGGTGATAACGCTTTCCCAAGACGTTGGAACGATGCCATAAGTCGGTCTATGCCTTTTCCAAACGTTTCAGCAAGTTTGGTGACGAATGGTTGTAGGTGTGTCCATATTTTAGCGACTAAATCTCCAATGTATCTAGCTAATCCCATGAATCCTCGACCGAACGATTCTAACACTGGTCTTACTGTGTCCCAATTCTTCCAAATTGCTATACCAATTAATGCAATGGCACCCACTGCCAACCCTACGGGTCCTGTGAATGCCATTGGTAACATTCTAGCAATCCATGGAATCACCCTTCCAGCTACTAAGCCTAATAGGTTATACGCCTTAGTTATACCGTGAATGGATGCCTCTAACAATTTGTTTTGAATCGGTGAACCCGCTAACACCTTGCCAATATCTGCATACACACGCATTAGACTTCCTACACCACTTACTGCGGGTCCTAATATTTTCGTAAGCGCTGTAAACCCTACAACACTTAATCCAATATTTACTATCATATCTTTTACTGTTGGATTTAATCCTTTGAACCAGGTAGCTAATTCTCCCAATGTATTGGCTACGCTCTTAATTTTAGGCTGTAATACCTCTGCAAATGCAATTCCTAATGCTTCTACTTTACTTGCTAGGTCCTTAAATGTTCCTAGCAACGTTTGTTTCATCAAATCCGACTGCCGTTTTGATGAACCACTTGCTGAATCCATCGCTTCACGCATTTGATTATACTCATCAGTCGATGTATTAAGCACTGCCAATAATGCAGATGTTGATTCTGTACCAGCAATATCACCAGCTAATTTGAACTTTTCTGCCTCTGTTAACCCTTGCATTTTAGATCGCAATTGATCATACACATTGCCTAATCCAATAAACTTGCCACTGCTATCCACTGCACTTACCCCAAGTTTGGCTAATGCTTCACGTGCTTCTTTTGGCGGGTCCACTAAACGGCTTAACATCATTCGTAATGCACGACCACTGGTGCTTGCCTCAATGTTACTATTAGACATAATGGCCATAGATGTTGCGAGTTCTTCTACTTGTACTCCTAGTGCAGCTGCTGGAGCACCTGCATATTGAATAGCAATACCAAAGTCTGCCATTCCAAGTTTCGACTTGTTCGCCGCCATTTGGATTACATCAGCCATACGTTGTGAGTTTTCCGCTACATTTCCAGTCATAAGTCCCCATGTATTTAAGGCGCCTGCTACAACATTTGATGTAGTTTCTAGCGATTCTCCTGAAGCTACAGATGCCTCTACGATAGATGGTAATGTGCCCATAATTTGATTGGCATTCATGCCACTAGCGGCTAATCCGTCCATCGCAACGGCTGCCTCTGTGGCACTAATTGGAAAGTCAGCGCCTAAGCCTTTGGCAACTTCACGCAATTTCACTACTTCTTCTGCGGTAGCACCTGCTTTTGCTCCTGCAGATGTAACTGCGCTATCAAAGCCTACAAATGCATGAACTGCAGCAGCTCCAGCGCCAACAATAGCCGCACTTACAGGCATTAGCTTATCCCCAATGCCTGTAATACCTTCGCCCACTTTTTGCACACGCCTACCTGCACTATTCGCTGCTACTGCCGTATTCTGCATCCGTGCATTAATACCTGAAAGCACGGATGTAACGCCATCTTGAAGGCGCATGACTAAATCTATGACTTTACTCATTATTCTTCCGTGCCTCCTTGTGTAATCTTATTTCTTCATCAACAAAGGCATGAAGAATTGTCTTTTCTCCATGCCCCATTTTAAATACATCCGATGGTTTCATGTGGTGATTGGCAAATAAATAAAATGCCAAATTCATGTCACTATCGGATGTTATCCGTTTTTTACATCTTCAACAACATCCTGCACCGCTTCATCGCTGTATCCAGATAATTCAAATACTTTTGTTGCTAGTAGTTCGATTTCTCCAGGCTTAAATAATTTTTTGATGCAATCCAATTTGTTTGTAACCCCAAACTTTTGATGTAAATCACGGTCTGCTAAATCTGGTGTTACGATTGTTTTAGATAATACGATGGATGTGAATTTCCCATTATCAATAACTTGATGTTTTCCCTTACCGCTAGTCGCAAAATTCCGTGCTTCCTCAATTTGTTGGTATGGTAATTCTTTTAATTCTACAATAAATGGTTCGCCCAATAACTTTGTTAATCTTGGCACTTCTACTTCTGTTTTTGTTTCCTTTAAGATAATGCCTGCATCAGCAGATAATAATTTTTCTAATAAACTCATTTCCCTATTCTCCTGTAGCCATATCAATAATGTCAAAGTCTGTGAATGTAAAATCTACAGATTCTTCAACGATACTTCCAACTTTCCAATTTGCTAATGTAGTTGAATCGAATGTCACGTCGTAGATACTAATCGTTTCTACTCCGATTGCATCAGGATCATCCAATTGCGCTACAACATGGCACTTTGTGGCTTTTCCTTTTTTAATGTTTTCCGCACATTTTTTTAATAATAACGAAGATACTTTGTTCATCGTAATATTTCCCGAACCTTCGTACCCTACATATTTATATTGCGTAGACATTGTCTTTGCTTTTTTTACTTCTTCTTTTTTTAATTTTATTACCGCTTTAAACGCTGTGACTTCTGCAACTAGGTCTCCGTCAATCCATACTTGACCGTGGGAGCCTGTCATCACCTGTTGTGCTTCAAAGTTCTTCATGTTACCCCCTTGTTAAATAGAAATAGGCAATTGAATGTCTTCCATGGCATCTAGTGGTCGTACTTTAGCCTTCAAGAACACAATTTTCTTAGTATCTAAACGTTTCACTTGATCATCAGACATCTTGGCCAATTCTTCCTTAGTATACAATCCATGAGATAGTTGATATGTGCGAACCGCTTCCGTATCAATTTCGCATGTGCTGTATCCTTTTTGAAGTAATCGTTCATTTTCTAATTGCTTAAAGTATCCCATAATTGCAGAAATCAATAAGCACTTGTTTTCATAATCATTTGTGTATTTACCGATGTAAGAATCCTCTGCTGTCTTTTTGATGTCATCATACATCATGTCCATGATATCTACGATTTTCATCGTTTGGAATCCTTCCAACTTGCCTTGGCTTGTTGTTACCAAAGAATTTACAGCACGGCTCATTTTGAACTTTTCACCATCAAACCAAATGAAGAATTTGCCTTCATTTACCATTTGGTTCATTTCGTCTTGTGTGTAACGATCGCAATCAATGACTTCATTCAATGGTGCATAGGTTGCTGATTGAGTCATATTTGTTCCAGCAATGAGACCTGCAATACGTGCTGTATATTCTGCTGGCTTATATTCTCTGTCAGCTGTTACTACTTTTGTGTTAGCAAAGTTTACAACCCCCTCATAGTCTCCAGAGTGATTAGGTAATACTACTTTAATCTTTTTGAATTTGTTTTCTCGTGCTGTTTTAACCCATGTTCCCAAGTATTCTAACTGAGCTGTTTCGATAGTTGGAATTGCCAAATAATCGAATCGTTCCGTAAGCATTGCTTTTAATGGGTCTTGGAATTTATCTGCGCCACCACCTTGTACAGTTTCCATCATATATACAACAATTTTCAATGGCGGCTTGTTGTATCCTTTTAATGCTTTCAAAATGTAATCTTTGTTTTTTTCACTCAATTCACCTGGAATATCATCCACCGTATATACGGTGAATGGATTCTTCAAGGCTTCATGTTGCTCTGTCTTCTGCCCTAATTTAGTGATAGATACTTTTGTATCCTCAAGAATTAAACCAACAATACCACGTTGTGACCGTTGGATTGCTTCAATTCCCGCTTCCACAAATTTGACAACTACACTAGGCATTCCTAATTTTGCCATTTTCTTCCCTCCTCAAATTCTACTTCATATCTTATTTGAACGGTATCCATTGATTCTCCATTCTCTGTTTTTTCTTCAAGAATACCCGTTGTATCCATATAGGTGATTTCCATTGTGAATTGCATGATATCTTCATCTTCACCAATTCTATCGCCATGAATATCTGTGACATCGAAATGCCTATCCTCTACATTTATCCCTCGTTGGAATAACAATAAAAATCTATCAGTCATTTCCATGTAGTGATCTTCATTTTTGTCTTCTTCATCAGGAAAGTACGTGCATATAATTGATTGGTTTCGTTTAATATAAAATTTATTCTGTAGTTGTGAATGCATAAGAGATTTTATAAAAAAGCATGGCGTTTCAAATTCTTCTCGTACTTCATCGGAATACACCTTATTATCAAACTCATCCTCTATCATAATCGCTATACTTTTCCACAATTTTGCTTGTATTACTCGTTTAGCCACTATAACTTTCCTTTCAACTTCTTAAATAAATTGTCAGCTATGTTTTCTGTAAAACTATCTTGCCTTTTATCTACAGTATTTTTAAAGAAATAGGTGCCTTGCTTATACCCTAATACCTTCCCCGATGGGTGGCGCATGACATGTCCACGTTCTACCAAGTGATAGTGTGGTGATGTATTACGTATCGTCGCTTCTTGCGTAGTATCTGTTGAGCCTTTCATACTTAATTTCCAGCTTTTAGATATCTTTTTCGTTTTACCACGGCCTACTGGTGATGCATCTACTAAATCCTTACGCATAGCATTCGCTTCTTTTCGCAAGGCTTTCTTCGATTCTTCTGGATATTCTTTAATAAAAGAATCCATTTTAGAAATAAACTCTTCTATCTTCATTTCTTCTTACCTGCTGTATGAATACTACACATAAGTTCCAGTTTCACATGCCCCATATAAGGGTCAACCACTGTATTGATTTTGTACGTTGTGTCTTGATACTTAATCAACATCCCTGCCGTAATCCCCTTACGATATCGTATTGTGATTTTATGGACTTCTTCTAGCTTTTCTTTGTATACTTCCATATACTGACGTCCACGCAATGGCTCAATTCTTGCCCATATACGATTAGGGATGGCCCTTACTAACACTTGTTTAGTAATGCCATCCTTTTTTTCGTCTTTGTATTGGAATACTTCTACTTGCTTATTTAATCGTCCAATTCCATCCATATTAAGCATGAGTATTCACCTCATCTGTTTGTTTCTTCATATCCACTATTTCCTTAGCCGTCAAATAAGCTTGTGAAAGTGCAATATGTTGAATGATAGGTGTTAATGTATATGGCAAATCATGTACGAAAGTTTTTGTGGAGTTTATATCTCGGTTTTCGTACCAATGAGCCACCATATATGTGATGGCTCTATCGTACAATGGATCGTTCTTATATGGTTTTCCTGTCATTTGTTCAATGTAAATTGTCGCTGCTATAATTGATTCTTCTAGATATTGGTCATCATCCGTGATGTCTTCATCAATTCGCAAGAACAATTTTAAATCTTCAAGAATAACCATCTAAAGACCTAGCCTTTCTTAGCTAACTTAACCAAAGAATGATACTGAACTGGTTTACCATCGCAAATCATGGTAGATTTACGCACGATATCGTCCGTTTCATTATCTTCATATGTTTTGATACCTACTTGATAGTTAGTATTCAATACATAGTCTTCAAAACGGAACATGAACGCCACGATATCTCCAGCTTGTGCTACATCAAAGTTTTTCAAGTATGGTACTAATAATACAGTACGTCCCAAGATGGTACGTTCGACCTTGCCACCGATACCAAAGTTAGTGCGTGCAATCGGTTGACCTGTTGTATCCACCATAGCAGCAATTTCCATGAATGTTTTCTTGGACATGACCCAAATTGTACCTTGCTCATATTCTACAGGTAATTCCGCTTCCGCTTTTACCAATGTAGCATAATCAAAAGCTTTTACATCGATTTTTACACCTTCAGTAGCTTCTTTCAAAATACCTGTAGGTTGACCCACACCAGTACCATTAATGATAGCAGTTTCGATGGATTTCACCATTGCTTTGGCAATGTTAGCCGTCAACATGGATTCAAATGCAGATAATGCCATCACGGATGTTTCCAAAGATACGGATACACGGCATTGTAATTTAAAATGACTAAATGTTACGTTACCTACTGGTGCTTGTTTTTGGCGGTCTGAACCTTGACCTTCATTCACCCAGGTTGCTACAGGTACTACATTAGATGTAGGGATTGCTAAACCAGATTTGAAAGATGTATTCGTTACCAATGGTAATACCATGCCTACGCTTTCCATCTTTTCAATGATTTTGTTCATGGTTGTTGGTGGAATCACGGCACCAATATCTGTTGTTAATGTATTTTGGTTAGCACGATATTCTTGTGGAATTTTAGTGCCATTGACAACATAGTTCATAAATGCTTGACGGTACTCTACCGTATCATAGATATCTACCGCTTCACGTTGTTCTTGTGCATGTGGTTTCTCCACTTCTTTTGTTGCTTGTGGTACTTTTTCTAAAATTTCCATACGACGGCGAATTTCTGCTTCTTCTTGCTCCAATTCCCCTAATTCTTTTTCTAATGCATCAAGATCCAAATTACGTTGCTCTGTATCTTCTAATAATGCACGAATTTCTTTTTTACGTTTTAAAATAGCTTCTAATCCCATAGTTCTTCCTTTCTACATCGTTCGTAACTTCAATAATAATCGTTTCCGTTGTTCTGTTTCATGTGCCCAATCATTGGATTGCTGATTTCTGGATGCGACCATAGTTCCATCATAAGCAGGATTATCTACGATAGATACATCATATACACTGTCTACTTGTTCTATGTATCGTGTGTATGTTTTATTTTCTCTATCTATTGTTTCTGATTCCTTGGCCACAGTGAATGCAAATGACATCTTTGATAAATCTCCACGCTTAATGAGTTCATACACATCATTTCCATTTGAGGTATTGGCCATATCAGCCTCCACCTTTAACCCTCTACTATCCGTAGTGAGTCGCAATGTTCCACTTTGTGTTCTAGCCATCATCATCCCGCCATGATTATAATTCAATACACAATGTGTAAAGTCAGTATTATCAAAGGCTCCACGCGAGATAACTTCTTTGTAGGTATATCCCGTGTAGTCTGATACATACATAATAGCTTCCTCATCAAATACGGCAGCATATCCCTCAATTGTTCTCGTTTGAGTTTCCTCCGTCTGCTCCAGTGGCATTGCTCGAATCTCCCTCATTCGGTACTCTGTTTTCTTTTTCTTTTTCATTCCCTTCACCTCCTTTCTCATCATCTAATTGATACTGTGTTAAGTCAGAGTATTTTGTGAAATTTAGACTAACAAGCCTATCATCTCCACCTTCGACTCCTTCATAACCAAAGATTTCACGGATTTCATTCACTGTAATTGCCCCCGTAGGTAACAACGTTTCACAAACCTTGATACGACTAGCAACACTCATGTAGGATAGTCGATTGCTTTCCATGATGATTTCATTGCCATGACCTTTCTCACGGCTCGTAAATAGCTTTTCTGTAAATTCCTGTGTCAGCTTAATAGCAATTGGCTCTAATACGGATTCATAAAATGCGATGTACTCGTCTTCCGTATAATTCCCAGTGATTATCTTTTCATTCAATCCAAAATGCTTATATACTGTATCCCTAGCGAAGTCCATTTGCCCCTTATTAAAGGTACTAATGGTCGTTGTTAACTGTTGAAAGCTTGCCTTATTGTCTAATGTGGCAATACCTGAACCATTCTTGCTACTAGCATAGGTTTCCGTGAACCGCTTCCATGCTTTCTCTTGATCATCTTCACGTAATGTTCCTTCAAAGTTGATAATCCCTCGAAGTGCACTGCCATTCTTTACAGAATTGATGATAGATGACTTGACCGCATGGAGCATATCCAAATCTTCCTTGATAGCCTTTGAATTGTCTTCACCAAATAATTGGTGTGTGGAGAAATGCCGTTTGATGTGAATCACCGCATCATATCTTACTGTAATACTCTTTCCATTTAGAAATTGGAATTTTACATACAAGTCATCGTTACTATCTGTCTTTATCTCTACACTTCCAAAATCAATAGGATACAGCCCTAATACAATGCCATTTACATCGCGTTGAATATAAATGAAAGCATTATTGTAGTTGTAATACTGTGCTACCACTTTTTCTAAAAACTCTGTCGCCGTCATCATTGGATTTGGCCTTGTAGATAGCAAATAATTTAATGCTGCATTCCCTTCTGCCGTTCCATTGGCTGTTTTTCGGACATGCTTTAACTTCATTTTCCCCAAGTGACGTGCAATGGAGTCAGTGCAATCTCTAAAGGTTGCGTCGTCATACGGCACTCCATGAAATGGTGTGAATACATTCGTATATCCATCTAGAAACTCTGCATTCTGCAAGCTCCTTGGTTCATCTATAAAGTATCCAAATATTTTATTGAATAGCCCTCTAACATTCATTGTCTCACCTCCTTTATATGATATTATGGTAATCTTCCTGGCACCGCTCATATTGCACGTAGGCATCTAACAGCGATGCGAAACCATCTATGCGTTTCTTGGCATGAATTGATTTGACTGGTTGTATATTTCCATTACGATCAATATCTATCTCTACATTGGCCATACACCACTTTAGAACAGGGTTATTGCCGTAGTTAATACGTTTACCCTCTAACTCTGCTCCAAGGGCCTTCATGGGGCCACTAAGCGTTTTTTTACCCTGTATAACCGCTTCCATGACGGAGCGACCAAACTCGTTTTTCATATCTTCCACAAAATACGCTGCGCTCCAGCCATCATATCCACATTTGTATAGATAAATATCATCCTCTTGTTGTAGCTCCGTGAACCAATCTACAATCAATCGGTAATCGATTCTATTACCAGGTGACTTACGTATAAACCCTCGTTTATACCAAACATCGTATGGCACCTTATCTTCTGCCACTCGCTTATCAAATACTTCTTCTGGTATCCAATACATTTGCTTGACGTATTTCACAGGGTCATTAGGCACCATGAATAACATAGTGGCGCATGTGAGGTCCGTAGTAGCTGATAAATCAATTCCACCAATTCCATACCTAGGTTTTAATTCTCTTATCTCGAACTCACTTGTATTGTTTAGTTGCTCGAATGTAAGGAATGCTTCGCTCGATGTTTCTCGTACGTTAAAATCCTTGGTCAAAAGGTTTGTGACATAGATAGGATTATTCTGTGCCGTCTTGACCTTATCTGCCAATTGTTCAATCTTTTTGATTGTTCCGAGTCCAGGGTTCGCCTTTTGCCAACAACTTGGGTCAGTCCATTCTTTCCGTTGGTCTAACTCATAGACGATTGGTAAGATTCTTTCATTTTGATACCCTTCTGGGTCGTCATAGCCATCGACCACTTGGCATGCCTCATCATACTTAATGTCATAGATGTTTTCACGCACAGTCCCTGCCGTTGATGTAATGACTGTCAATGGCTGTTCACGTGCACTCATACCATCTACGATAACGTCATATAGGTTCTTATCTGTGATGGCGTGTAACTCATCTATCAATGCGCCGTGTACGTTCAATCCATCAAGGCTATTTGATTCCGAAGATAGTGGTATGAACTTTCCTTCATTGGTGCTACTGATTATCTTGTTTACACGAATACTACATACTCTACTCAGTGACTTTGACTTTTTAATCATATTGGCTGATTCTTCCCATATAATTTTGGCTTGGTCACGTTTCGTAGCAGCGCTATAGATTTCTGCACCCATCTCCCCATCAGCAATCAGCAAATATAAGCCAATAGCAGCAGATAATGTGGACTTACCGTTTTTACGTGCCACAATTAAAATAAGCTCCGTATACTCACGAAGCTTTGTATCTTTATCTATAAAACCAAATAAGGCACTCACTAATGCTTTCTGCCATAGTTCCAATATAACAGGCTTACCTGCCCATTTCCCCTTAGAATGCTTACAAAACATTTCTATAAAATCGACTGCAAGCGCTGCACGGTCTTTATCGTAAATATATTGCCCTGGATTCTCCAGCTTTTCGACTAAATGCTTATACACCCGTCTCACTCTATCCGATGTGACTACCTCACCATCGACGATTGCGTTGTAGTATTCTCTAATAGGGTTCATCGATTGCCCACCCGATTCAATAAGAACTCTTTAAATTCATCATCTTCATCGACTTGTGTAGTGCGTGGCAATTCAGCTAGCAGAATCTTTACAACTGCCGTGTAGTTCTTCATCAACTGGTTATATGCCTTGGATTCCGTGCTCTCTTTTTTGCCGTATTGATTGTTGCCGTTTTGATATTCTTCAACAAATCCAACTTTTTCAAGGGCTGTTTGGAGTTCATCCAGTTGAAATTCCATGTGTACTGCCTGTTCAATGGCTTTTTTGATTAACTTCTTTTTTTCTGTCGATAAGTCTTTAAAAATCTTGTTATATTCAGATATTCTCTTCTTTTTTGCCTTGGCTTTTTCATCATTTGTCAACCGTCTCACGCTCCTTTCTCCCTATTGTTAACTACACCCCTCACGTGCGAGACCTGTATGTTCTACGAATCTGCGGCCCCGGCGTGCAGTTTTTGATTATTTAGGCTGCTTTATGGGGGGGTGTTCTCATCTATGCTGTCAATATCTTGTATCACTATGACATCGCCGTTCTCATCGAATGAAACCTCACGTCTACGTCCCCGTAGTAACTTAGCACCACTAGTCAATGCTTGGTGCTTGCTGTATGTATCCATCTCATGATGAATAGCGTTGTGACATTCAATGCATAAGAACATAAGGTTATCCCAACCATACGCAAGGTTATCGTCTTGTATCGTTGTGGCATCCATTGGTTTTTTATGATGTACTATCCATCGTTGCCGAGTACCGTCATCCTTAGTTCCTGTTTTATATCCCCCACATCTTTCACAGATATGAAGCTTTGATTGTGCATAGGCTTTTGCACATCGTCTCCAACGCCTGGAGTTATAAAAGTTTTTAAAAATGCCTTCACTCATTTTTATAAGCATACCCCTTTTTTGAACGCCTACCCTTATTTCAATACATCGCTTGGTCCTTGTTTGTATCGTCCCGACCGCTTCACTATGTTTGTGTTCTTCTTGTTGATCAATGACGATGCAGGAGCATATGACTTACACATGCCATCCACGTGTATAGCTTTAGCCTTGCACCAGCCCTTACAGTTATTTAAGCATTGTTTCTTGTTGCAGTGTACATCCGTCATATGCTCACCTCTTTCCATGCAATAGAAAAGGACGCCCATTTCTAAGCGTCCTTATTCTTTATTCTGTTTCTAATATCCGTTGTGCTCGTTCTTTATCTTTCTTTACGATTTGCACAAACTCTTTAATTAGTTCCCATTCGTCTTCATGGGCTCGTACTTGCCGTTGCTTCCGTTCTTCAGAGAATCCTTTTCTCCATCCAACCTTGCGACCTGCTCCTTCACGTACACCGCCCCAACCATTGTTTTTTTCAGTCATTGCTTTTATTTCTCCTGTTCTAGTTATCACTATATAGCATTACTTATCGTTTCGTATCATATAGTTTTTTTGCCATCAGTGCTAAATATAACACGCCACAAACTGTTGCGACCCAACCAAGCCATCCTTGGCTTTCATAGTTTCGTAATACTAAGCTAATAATAATACACAGGGAAAACACAATTTCAAATTTTGTCATACCTTGTACATATGTTATAATATGGTGGAAAGAACAGGGGAGCAAGCTCCCCTTGCCGTTACTTCATTTTCTTTTTAATCCATCTAATAACTCCGAATGTTACTGTGATGATGGTTATTAAATCGGTTATGAAGCTAACGGCTTCTTTTATTTCTTGGTAGATTTTCCACCATTCCATATGCTTACCTCCTTTCTTTACCTTATGTCTATATTATATATCATCTTGTTTATTTTGTCAATATAAATAATTAACTTTTTTAAACTTTTTGTTATAATTATAGAACTAGAAAGGAGGATTTATATGTACTGTCTTTTTTATGCGAAGGAAGAAAGAAGTGGTGGGCAATCTAAACCAGTACAACGTCCAGATAATCCACCACCTCCACCCGTGGTAACTACTCCATCTCCATTGAAGTAGCTACTTTTTTTATATCAAATGATTTTGAGAAAAAACCTTCCGGGAAGTAATACTCTACAATCTCAATATTATGTGTTGCATCTATGTACATGCATTTATGTTGAAAGTGTTCTTCCCATCTTGTATTTTCTAGCCACTCGTCATATACAGGGTGGCTATTTACTTTGATAACATAGCTTTCATCATCTTTGAATGTGATTCCTTCAAACTTTCCTAAGGCTATTCGGCTCCCATTTCTAATTACTTCTATAAAATGTTCATTACCATCCATAAGGTTGCTATCAATCAGTGTTTTTTCTTGTACATATATATACCCAAATCTTCGCACTGTGATCCAATTTGCTAATTTTTGTATATACTGTTTAAAATATAATGCCCAACAAGCACCTATTATGCATCCACTTATTACTATGGTCATCATATACACAACTATGTCTAGTATTCCCAATGGTAAATTCCGTATATCATATCCAAACACTGCAATCATACACGCCGTAGGTATAACAGTAAATATGCTATATAAAAAATATCCCAAGGCTTGTTCCAATGTATTTGATTGAGTTTGTATATATCCTAATAATCTACTTATTTCTTTGGCAATGAATCCAGGTGCTAACATAATAATAATTTGTATGTAATGTTCCACTGTTTCTCCTTTCATCTAACCGCTTCATTTTGTGTTTCAATATAGCAATACCATATTATTCTGCATACAAAAAATGACGTCCAGCTAATGACGTCATTTCTTGTTATGTAATATTTTATGAAAGTAGGTGTATTGTTAAACCTTCACACTACTATTATATCATTTCGTTTTGCCAACTATGCCAACTCGTGCCAACTCTTCTTCAAATTTTTTTACAGCAATTGGATGTATTTTTTTTCGTAGCCATTCACGGCTAACTCCTATCATACCTGCTATATCTCTCCAGTTTTCATGGAATAGATACCGTTGCCGTATGACGATAGCATAGGTCTGTTCTGGCATACCATCTAATATGTCGTTGATGGTTTCTAAAAATTCATACAACTCTTTTTGTAAGGCGATTAATTCTAATCGTCTTTTTTCTATTCTATGAATCCTGTCTGCAATATCTGTTGGCATTCCACCGTCGACATGACACGCTGAATAATCCGTGGCTCGTAATCCATCTATTTGTGCTTTCATCTGCTGTAATTGTTTATACACATAGTCGATATCTCTGTTTAAATTTTTAATCTTTGTCAGCATTTCCTGTATATTCAACATATCACCTCGATTACTTCTTTACTCTCTAATAAAGTTGCCTTCCGCATCATATTGTACTCTGTAAGGACAATCCTCTGTATCTTCATGAACCATTGGAACCGACATATTAATGAGTGCACATTTTAGTTCACAGGAATTGTGGTCTTTTCGTTCGCACTTGATACAGTTCGCTTCAAATGCTTTTTGCGCTAGTGTGCTAACCCATTCATCTTCTTCGCTTTCCTTGTCTTTTCGAGTAAATACATTAGATGGCACAACCTCAATCGTTTTGTCACGAATCAAACGTAACATCTGCGCTCTTTGGTTATCATCTAAACTCTCCATGATTTCACCAAATAGTGTGTTAGCATGTGTGCTTATGGTGGATGCCTTTTGTTTCTGTGCTCCATCTAACTTTAGGCTTTCACTGATATGTTTTGTTTCACTGGCCATAAGCGCTAATATCAGTAGATGTGTTTTGTTTTGCTTGTTTAAATATTTTAGCTTCATTCACTCAATCCCACATAATCGCTAGTTCATACATCTCATATAGTTCCTCATATTCACTATCACTAATTAATGGCTTTAATCGTTTTAACAACTCCCATGTTTTGGTTTGTACGTCCCGAAACTTTTCGTCGTTATTCCCTGGCCAATAAGCCATGGTCATTATTAAATCTAAAGCTTCTGCTTTCAATTCTTCTATTTCATATTCTGTCATGTCTAAACTCCAGTGCTTCCAAATCTGCCATGACCACGCTCTGTACTAGATAAGAATTGTACCGCTTCAAATTCTATTTTTGGAATTGGCACAATGATTCCTTGTGCTACTCTATCCCATTTCTTGATGAACTCTGCACCATTTGTATTCTCGTACAATGCATGAATCGTTCCGCGGTAATCACTGTCAATCACACCCACGCTATTTGCCATGCGCAAGCCTGTGTTTTTTCCAATGCTCGACCTTGGAAATAATAACAATACATGACCTTCAGGAATTTCCATAGCAATTCCTAAATCAATTGCTGTTTGAGTCTTTTCTGGACCAATGCTAATCTCTTCTGCGCTATAAAAGTCAAATCCCCCTGATCCGTTAGTAGCGTATGTTGGAATCTTTCCATTAGGATGCGTTTTTTGGATTCTTACTTTCATCATTTCTCAAGCTCCTTTACCAACCACTCAAGGTACTTCATTGCTTTTTTGGCGTCTTGTACCGCATCATCTTTTTTACCTAAGCGGTGTAGATACTTCATTGCATTTCCTTTTAACCAACCTTGAAATTCTTCGGGTGTCATGGTTGCTCTTATAACATCAACTGATTCAATATCCAATCCTCTTAATTTATAATGCTTTGGACTATTAACCATATCTTCTTTGACTTCCCTATACATGTTTTTCTTTGCTACTTCCATTGTTTCGCTTCCTTTCATTTCGTCTTTCTTCATTATATTTTATACAGTATTGGCGCTTACCTTCTTTTCTACACTCTTGTGAGCAATATTTCCCTAAATTACTTGTAGCCATGTAATCCTTTCCACAAACAACGCATTGTTTTGGAGTCTTTTTCTCTTTTGGGGCACGTAAGTTGTATTCCCTTTTTTCTTCTTTCGTTTCTATCCGTTTCTTATGCTCTGCTTTGCGTTCTTCAATTTCCGCTTCAGTTAGTTTCTTTGGATACCCAACACCTTTTGCACATGATCTGCACCGCATCATCGTATAGTTAGGTGGTGTAAAAGTCTTATTACACCCCTGACATTTCCTTTGCATATTGATTCTCCCTTACTCTTCGTAAAATTTCGTCATAACTTTCAATGAGTACGTCAGCCACTATTTTGGCTTCATCTTCTGTCATCTCTACATCTTTGAATAATTCACTGCAGTGTTTATTCCATAAGTAGCTTAACATTGGCAAGTTCATTAATATCTCCCTATCTTCTATTCCATGCTTTAATCATTTGTAAGTATTGTGGACTGTCATGAAACGATACCGTTACCCCACACAAATCACATACCACCATGTTATGTTTTGTGCCTGTGCCAACACCAACAATTGTCCTTACATTTTTATTGTTACAAAATGGACACGGTTTCAAGCCGTCCTTATTTTTTTGATTCATCCTATCTCCTAATTTACAGCTTCAAATAACTGTTCTTGTGCTCTTCTGCCATTAATATAATCAACCGCTTCACGAATCATAGTTTGAACCGATTCTAATTCATGGTCTTCTATTACTATCCATTCTGTTGTAAATTTAAATGATTTCTCTTCTGTTATTGCTTTTCCATTGAATCGAATGTGCGACGGTATTCTAATCTCTTTTCCATCCACTTTTGTTGCAATATACTTTAATTCTAACTGTCTCAGTAATACATCTGTTCCTTTGAATACTGATCTCCCTGTGATGTCTTTGTGGTGATTATGGATAATCTTTTCTAAGTCTTCCCATGCATCATATAGGGACTGCCGTCCTTCCTCTTTAAGTCGCATTACATATCCACATCGAGTGCCTGTGTCACTATTCTTGACATATTCAAATACTTGCGTTTCTCCTACAATTGAAATCTTTTTGATAATCATATCATCACTCCTTCCTAGGCTTATAACTTTTACACGTATCACATTTATTGGCCAACACAACATGCATTCTGCCCACCATTACATTGTGAATATGGTGTGGGCATTCCATCGTTGTCCTTACGATACCTTTTTCATTCATACCGTGACTATGGATGCATGTCTTGGCTTTCTTATATTCTTTTTTCCGTCCCATACTTCCCCCTTAGAATGGTATTTCATCTCTACGTTCATCTGCGAAGGAATCAAAATTTCCGTTTCCATTTCCTTTATTATTGACGAATGGCGCCACCATGACGTTCGATGCTTGCACATGCCAGGTGTAAACAGTTCTACCATTCTTTTCGTATGATCCTGTACGCAATTCTCCAGTTACTAACACTGCATCACCTTTTACTAAGGCGCCCAATTCTTCTGCTTGATTCCATGCATTCACTGGAATATACGATACGATTTGTTTTTCTTCCGAAATTCTTTTATTGGTGGCCACCACAAATGACGCTACTGGTTTCCCTGTTGTCGTATATCGCAATTCAGCACTTTTTACTAGGTGCCCTGCCACCGTTACCTGATTTACGTTTTCCATCTGTTCCTCCTTGGGTCAAGTTTAATGAGTCGATAGAACCTGTAGGGGTATCCCTCTAGGTTTACCCCTTCCACTAGGCTATCCTTATCTAAGTAATATCCATCTGGTACATGAATGTCATCGCGCCACCGATTGGATATCAATGTTTTTGTGCTTTCCTTTGGCTTTTCTAAATTAGTACTTGCATACCATCTCCGTTTGAATACCTCTAACTTTTCAGGGTTCTCTGTTTTTGTTTCCTTTAACAAATATGATGCCAGTGCTGTGGCATCTTCTGCCTTACCATGGTACACTCTCATGTCTACATAGCCATGTGACCATAGGTTTTCTATGATTTCTGTTGTTATAGGGAATGCATTGTTGATGAGCATGTGAAAGTGTACTCTATTCACCCCTTCCACTACGTAGATATATTTTAGGTTGGCTCCATTTTTCTTATACAACCTCTGCATGCGCTTTATCATATTCTGCATATGGTGTTTCGCCTCTGCAAATGTTACCTTGTCCTCAAATGTGAAAGTCAAATACCAGTCCATCGATGTAAAGTTTGTATCGATTAAAGCACATAACTTTATCTCTGCTCGTTTAGCATTATATTTTTTTATCGATTCGGGAGTTACATTTTCCTTCTTCCTCCTACCCTTTCCTTTGACGTAGGATCTCCCCGTAAGATAATCCCATGTGAATTTCATATTTCTTGTTGTAATGGTCTTTCTCTTACGCATAGTATTTCCTTATGTCCGAGTTAATAATATATACTATCAAGTTATAAATAACGGCTTAATACCGCTATCTATAGCTATTTTTGCAAACATATGGTATACTATACATGAGTTGTTTTGTATGACCATATGTCAGCAAACGGATAGAGCACATGCGTGTGCTCTATTTTTTTTGCCTAATTAATTGTTGCAATACTTTTTGTATCTCTTTTGCATTGGATCCGTGCGCCCTGGTGTGATGACATTCCCAACATAAGCAACATAGATTGTCTAAATCATTGGTGCCACCTGCTGACCGTGGTACAATGTGATGAATTTCTTGGTATGGTTGATAACATAGTATGCATCTATCTCCGTCTCGCTCTCTCACTTGTTTACGCACACGGTTTAATTCTCTTTCATACCTAGCACCTTTTTTCCCTTGTTTCTCTAGGGGAGTATATCGCTTTAATGGCGTTCGTGCCCTCAATCCTTTTCTTGGTCTCATTCCTTTTATTTCACCTCGTTCCATTCTCGACCCAATTGCGCTTCTACAATGCGTAACTCTAGTTTTCTTACATTGATAGCTTCTTGGGCGTTAATATATAGCACTTTGGCAATATCTCGTTCTTGTCGTAGTTCACTAATCATAGGATCCCCCAGCACGATATCATTAATGACCGATACTGGCGTCTTTTTTTCGCGTTCACATAATACTAATTTTGCTTTGGCCACCTTATAGGTGGCTTCTTTTTCTGCCAAGTCCATTCCTCGTTCTTTGGCAATCCGTAATGCCTGATTCATCCCCCTTCTAAGGTCATGAAGTTCAATAAGTAAATCACTCATTGCTTGGGCATCCGAATTTTAATAACCTGTCCTGCATTCAGAGTGTTTTGTATTTTATTGTCTTGTTGGATTTGATAAATGACCTGTTGTGCATTCACTGATTCTCCCATCAAATCTTTCACAATCGACCACAATGTGTCCCCCTCTTCCACCTGGTACATCACTGTAATCGTTTTCTTTGTTGTGTCTTCTGGAGTATCTTCACTAAATACTTTTACAACTCCCATGATTAATGCTAGTACGATAATAACAGCTCCGATGATTCTACCCCATCTCGGCTTAAAATTATTCTTTTTCATTTTTACTCCCATTTTCTTTATATGTGCAATGTGTACTGCCCCTTGATGTATATCTGTATCTGCAATGTTCACAGTGCTCCATGCAGATTGTTCCTTGATGCATAGCACAGTGTACATATGCCCTTGTTCTTTTATTCTTTTCATCGCAAATCTTACATATCGTTTTCATTGCATTCTAATACTCTTGAGATACGCTTCAAATGCATCTACTCTGACCAGTTTTGCCCTTTCATTGATCGTGATAATGTACTCGTTCCATGGTTTAGTTCTTTCCATGGCATTAATCAACTCAGATGTCTTTGTTCTTCCTAAATCAAATAGTGTCGCAACATTACCTACCCTGGCATATTGTTGCTGTAACGGCTTAACCTCAATTACTTCTACTTTCATAATTACAATACCCCTCCTGCTTTTTCTTTCTGTGCTATAATCACCTTGAAAGGGGGTGATTATATGATTCCTTATAATCAACTAACTGCTATTGATGTGAATATTCTGAAATACTTACTAGCTAATCGACATCGTAAAATCCATTTTCACGAAGTATTAGAAGAGTTTAACTCTTTTAAATCTATTGAATTTAGAATTACTTTGTTTTCTACTCCTGATCGCAAACCATTTCCGTATGGAGCTATTCCCAATACTTCTTATATTCGTTTTCACTATGAAACTATTCGAAGTGACGAGGGAATTTCCCAAACTCACCAAACTCCTTTTATTTCTATTACTGAGCTCGGAATCAAAGCTATTGAAGATTATGATTTTGATTATGCTGAACGCCGTAAAATCCGTTTAGAAGATAGAATACTTAGAATTGTCCCGATTGGTATTTCTCTAGTAGCTTTGTTCTTTTCTGCCTATGCTTTATTTCGTTGATAGCATTACTAGAATGATTAAGCTGATAACTAGGCAAATAATACTTGCTCCAAATGATATTCCTAATAAGATGTTGTCTATCTTGTCTGTAATATCTTGTATCAACGATTTTCTAAAATTTTTGTCATTTAAATACATCTAACAACCTCCTTTTTAGCCTTGCATGTCGTTCAAGATATTGCCACTAAAGTCCTTTTAAGCTCATTACATATTTAGCTTCTCTAAGATATGTATTTTCTATCTTTTTAATGAGGTTCTTGTATTCGTTTTTTAATTCCTTGCTACAAGTCATGACCTCACATTTATTCAGTATTTTCATCGCTTCTATTAAGTTTTTTTGATTGTCCACCATGCAAGCAAATGAAATTCGTACATTCTCCTCAATTGTTAATTGATCCTTCTTACATTTTTGTTCTTTATCACAATCCATCTTTCCACCACCTTTTGATTGAGTCTCTTACCAGGAGCCTCAATTTTTTTACACTGATTTGATATCGTTTACAAAATATATATAAGCTAATCAAGATATGTGCTATCCACAATTCCCAGTACTCACAAGAGCGATGTGGCACTATCACTAATGACAATATAAATAGAATTGTTTCTATTCCTTGTAATAGTTTCCAATATCCAACAAATACAACCAGATATTTGGGTGTTCCATCCTTTCTTTTTATAAGGTAGGATTCCTCTTTTTCTTTCTCCATTTGTTACCTCCTTACCTCCTTACATCCTATATCTATATTTGATTTCAATCTTAATTAACTCTATTAGTGTTTTTGCATCTGCTTCGGAAAGTCCCACTTTATTGCATTCCAAATCATCAACAAAGTTTAGGGATATCCGTTGTAGTTCAATAAATTTCTGTTTTTCACTTTTAGCAATGAGTCCCTCTTGTAGGGGTTCTTTTTCTGTATCCAATTCTCCACCTCCTTTTCCCTTATGTGCTATAATCACCTTGAAAGGAGGTGATTATATGGGTACTATAAAAGAGTATTTACAGCCATCGCCTATTGAAAAATATTTCGCACATCGCGACATGTGGGAAAAATATTTTTCAATCAACAACCGTTGGGTCAATCAAAACGTTATGAATGCTTTAGAACCTCTTCAAATCGCTATGCAACCATACTTGAATATGATGTCTATCGCACAATCTGCAAATAATGCGATCATTGCAAGTATGACTTCGCCTAATCCTATAGCTACTGGTCTTGAGCAATTACAACATCTTCATAACGTTATGCAACCTATGGCTGAATACCAATCTCTTTTACATGAAATTTCAAAGTTTATTTCCATGAATCCTATATCTGATTCTATAGACTTATCTGAAATTAACTTAAATTTTGATATGACTGATGATTATGACGTTACTTCTGATTCTCTTTCCGATGAAGAAGCTGAACTCGTTAACGAAATATCTCGCGATAACAAATTAATAAGTTATTTAAAGTCTAAATACCATCAACTTAAGGATATACCCGCTGAAAAAGTGGCATTATATGTATGGAATAGATATATTTATCCTGTAATAATTGGTTTAATCACAGCCTATCTTGCAAAGTAGTTCTGTTATGCAAGAAATATTTTGTAAAAGAAATAAATGCTGTATCCTATGTGTACCAGCCATAGCATTAAATTTCTTGGCCAATCCATTGGGATCGCAACTAGAAAGTATATAAAAGTGATACCCTCCAGCATACTTAATAATTCCCACATATCATTTTTTGTTATGAGCCTCTCTTGTAGGGGCTCTTTTTCTTTATCCATTTGCCATCTCCACATTAGAATTGCTATTTACTTTCTCTTGCAATTCAAGTAACTCTTTCATCTTCTTAATCGCTTCATCTAGTTCAGTGGTATCCACTGAAAAAGTGATGATTAATTTTGCTTCTTTCTGTAACATTGGGTATCTCCTCCTTCTGAAAGTCCGCTTCACCTGGTTGCTTAACTAGGTGGATTTTTATTTTGCTTGACTTGTCAAGCATGCTTGACCTTTGTGCTAAAAAAAATAGTCCCCGGGTCACTATTTAATGCATCTGCTAATGCAATTAATGTAGATACCTTTATATCTGCTTTACTATTATTTTCAATATCAATGATTGTCGCCCTAGAAATTCCAGCACGATTAGCAAGTTCTTGTTGGGTTAACTTCGCTTTTTCTCTAAATTCTTTTAATCTATTCAAAATGTACCTCCTTTTAAAGGTCAAGCATGCTTGACTAGTATCTTGTGCATAGTATACACCAATAAAAAAATGATGTCAAGCACATTTGACATGCATTTTACTCAATGGTAAACTGTAAGTGACATTTATATTTATAAAGGAGACTACTATGAGACTTAGTCAACTATTAAAGGAATATAGGAGAGAACATAAACTCTCACAACAACTTTTAGCCGATAAAATAGGTGTTTCAAAACAATATATATCTATGTTGGAAAATGAAAGAAACTCTAGGAGTGGAAATCCTATTGCACCTTCAGTCGCTACTATGAAAAAGATTTCAGAAGGTCTTAATATACCCATCAATACATTATTAACACAATTGGATGGTGATCAAGTTATTGATTTTACATCTAACAGCACCAATATGTCGTCTATTTCCAATAATATAAATTTTGCTAACAATAATACCATCATAGATACTTGTCAGAATTACTCATCCTACACCTATATCCCTATTGGTGTTTCTGCTGGAGCCTTAAAAACAATTGAGGGTCTTTCAGAATTACCAACCATTCAATTACCTGATTGTATGATGGGTAACTATGCTGGCAATACTGATGTGTTTATTATGCATGTCAATGGGGATAGTATGAATCGATTATTCAATGATGGTGATTCAATTATGTGTACACCGCTTCCCTCTTTCTCTCATATAGAAAATGGTGATGTAGTGGTCGTTGAGCTACATGGCGAATATACGGTAAAACATTTCTTTCACGATCAAACTAATAATCGTGTTATTCTTCGACCTGATTCTACTAACCCTATTCATACGGATATAATTCTTTCCTATGAACAAGCTGAGGAATTGCAACTCATTGGTATTGTTGTCATGTGCTGTAAATATATTTAGTGCTGAAACCGCATCATTTACTGATGAACAATATGATAAACTCTTTGACTATATTAATTTTCTTAAACTATCTAAGTCTTCTTAGATTCTATAGAACTGTATATAAAAATATCCCCTACTCTACCATTAGAGAGTAAGGGAGATACCGATTTATTAAATTTTGTTAGGAGATATTATGGAAACATTTAATTTTGAAGATAATGAACTATACGTTAATCTATTAGAACCTAAAACATTTACAATAGATTCTTTTAAATATCCTTATCGATCACAATGTTCATTGCCTTTAATTGGCGACTCAACCCGAGCTGAGTATATACTAGATATTAATAAAAAAAGTTTGATTGTCTCTCGCACAACACTCCAAAACAGAATGAAAGAGTCTCATACCCTATTGCGATTAGACCTTGATACTAAACCGCATCGTAATCCAGATGGAACTGTAGTTTGTGGTACACATATCCATATCTTTGATCGCAGCGATGTAAATGGTAGCTGGGCATTTGAACTATCTAACCCAATACTATCTACTATCTTCCCCAATTTCGACTTTTCAAATTTAAAAAAAGACGAAACTGATTCAATTGAACAATTCCGTCTTTTCTGCCAATTATGTAATGCATCTAACATTCCAACCATAGCTAGTACTTTATTTAACTAAATAATGGAATACTATCACCACGTTTTGACCAATATACAGGTGTGATATTATACTCTCTGAATATTTTGCCAATTTGCTGTGTTTGTTTTTTCGATTCTTCATCATTCATCACAATTAATAATTGACTACCATCTTCACGCTCAGTTTTTATATCTTCCCATGAAAATATAAGTCGCTCTGCATTACTTCGACTCGCCCTATTCATTACCTTGATAAAACGCTCTGGATGTTTACTGTTTCGTTGCATTGTAAAATCAAAACTTTGCATGTATCCAGATCTCCCACGAATATTTATATTTTTAGAATAATATAACTCATTTGTATCGAAAAATAATTGCACATCTTCTAAAAATATACTTTTAATCTGCTGTGGTGACAAGCAGAACAAATCGTTAACATCTAACATGGTTTGTAATAAATAGTGTTGAGCTTCTCCTAAATCTTCTTTCATAGCAGTCAGCCACAACTCATCCGTGTCTAAGTCTACTTGTACCCCACGCTTTCTAGCAGCGTCTAATATTAATTTTTTTCGCTTCTTTGAGTATGGATCTATACCACACATGCGTAAATCTGAAATGATATAGGCATCGTCTGTTAGTCTATATTCTCCATCTTCTTTTTCTTCTATGTAAATCTGCGTATAGTCGTTATGCCTATCTAAGAAAGGTGTGGTAACCTCAATAATTCCAGGTGCTACTTTTACCTCAGTTAAGTTATCTTTCAACCACGATATGTAGGATTTTATAGCATTCATTTCACCACCCCTTTTCCTAAATAACATCACTAACAATCTATAAGAAAATAATACATTACCACCCTCTTAATCGTCAAGAAAATTTAGTCGTATTAACTTATTTTTCGCTTCTTTTCTATTGACTTTATACACTAATTAATGTATAATATAAGTATAGAGAGGAGGTGAAACAATGTTTAACGAATCATCAATCACTGATTGGATTGTCGCAATCTCAGCAGCAATACCATCAGCACTACTCTTAGAAAAGAGAATCAAAAAAGCCCTCAAGCGTCGACGAAAACACAATAAGGGCTAAATCCTAAAGGGGGAGGGAACTCCCTTCCCCACTTTTACTATACATGAAAGGAATGAAAAAATCAATGAAAAAGAAACTTTTCTATCAATGGCTCTCCTTGCTTCCTATTATCTATTTATACTTACATACAACGGATACTTTTTTCACCATTGTACTGGCGTGTATTGCCGTCATTTGGGGTATCGCTACGGTATCTTTATTTATTAAATAATATGATTCACATAGGAGAAATACAATGAATGTACTACATGAGGTCTTAACATTAAAAGAAGCCGCTGAGCTTTGGCATGTTTCCGTTGATACTTTAAAACAAAAATGTATCGGCAGGGTAAAAGGGGATTTGGCTTTCACCCAAGAAGAATGTCGCCAGTCTGGTAAAACGTGGCTTGTTACCCGTGAAGCCATGGTTCGTTTATACGGAGAAGCGCCACAACAATAAAAAAATCCCCCACTCCAATGGAATGGGGAACAGTACACACAAGGAAAGGAGTTCTATTTATGAGTCAAAAATTATTTTCGCAGTTTGAATGCACTATGCAAGAAGTAAATACACAGCAAGCCGAAGTGAAGTTGCGTTCTTATGCCATTTCAAAGGATGTACAGGCATGGGGGAAAAGAAAAAGAACTCCATCCTTGATCGGGCAGTCAAGGAAGATTAAAAATTTAACTCAATTGGACTGCTAGTAATGATTTACTTACACTACGATAGCAAAAAGAAAAAAGCCCCTAAGAAGAAATCGACCAAGAAATCTAAAAAATAGGGACTTATGTACAGGCGGAGGCGAAAGCCTCCCAACCTGTATGTATTATACCACAAAGGAGAGATACAATGAAACAATATTTACCAATGATCGTACTGGCAATTGCTATGACTGCTATTTTTGACTGGAACAAGCATATGATTGAAGTTGCTTTGTTCTATGCTACTTGGGGTTTTATCATGGGAAGGATGAAAAAATAATGAACGCTTTAGATGAAGTATTAACACTAGAAGAAGCAGCCGAGGCGTGGGGGAAAACTACGGATTCACTTCGCCAAGCCTGTATTAGTCGCAACGGTAAGCCTGCACGCTTTCATATCGGAGTAGAGGCACGCCAATCTAAACGTATTTGGCTGGTAACAAAGTCAGGTATGATTCGTTTATACGGCGAACCGCCTCAACATTTATAAATGTATTGCTATATTTGTATATCCTCTGTATACTAGTGTTAGGATACGTGCAGATATTCCCTCAGGGGACCTGTATGGAAAATAACCTTCTCTAGTATTAGAGGGGGTTATTTTTTTATGAAAGGATGTGCTTGTATGTGGATTGAAGAACGTAAGGGTAAAAATGGCGACATTACCTACGCCTATATTGAACGGTATACTTGCCCTTTGTCTGGTAAAAAGAAAAAGGTCTCCGTCGTCTATGGCAATAAGTCACGTCTAACACAGAAACAAGCCCTCATGCATTTGCAAGAACGTATTGATGAAATTATGTCTGGCTATTCTAGTTCCGTTACTTTCATGGATTTATTAGATAGTTACATCGAATACCATAGCAATTTCGTAAAAGTTTCTACTCGTAGAAATTTACACCATGCACGTGCTGGGTTATTGGCTTCTATTCCTGGTGATACACTGTACCAAAATATTACGCCCTCTATGGTGCAACATGCATTGAATGTCTATTATGAAATGCATGCGTATAGCACAACGAAACAATTACTGAATCTATTTCGCTCTGCTCTACGGTATAACTTCCGATTAGGTACCATCAAGGACATTAGCATTATTGAACGTGTAGAATTAAAACGGAAACCGATTTCTATAAATGACATTGATCGTGCTAAGGATAAGTTCCTGGAACCAGAAGAATTGAAAGAAGTTATTTCCCTTTTGGAAACAGCTAATCCTGTAGTAGCAAAATTATGTGAGTTCCAATCTCTGACTGGCTTGCGATTCGGTGAAATGGTCGCCCTAAGAGATTGTGACTACGATAAGGAAACTCACCGCATCCATGTCAATGGCACTCTTTGTGTTGACCATGGCACTACCTCTGAATATTCTCGCACGACCCCTAAGAATGTCTATTCCATTCGCTATGTGGATTTGGATTCTCGTTCAGAATCCATTTTAGAATCTTTCATGTTGTCCAATAAGGTTCGCCAATTATGGAAGCACCAGGAGAAACATAATGATTACATTTTTACTACGGAAGGTGGCTACCCCTTTGACCATCATTTTGTAAATAAGGTTTTGAAGAAGTTACACTATCATAAGCATTTAAGTACACACATCTTCCGACATACGCATATTAGCTTATTAGCCTCTGCCAATGTTCCCCTCAAAGCAGCTATGGCACGTGTTGGCCATAATGACCCTACTACAACCCTAAGTGTGTATACCCATGTGACCAATGCTATGAATAAAGAGGCTGTGAATGCTATGGAATTGGTGGCAAAGAAATTAGTTAAGTAGGTGTGTATCTACAATGGACTGTCCACTGGAACGCATTATGCTAAAAAAAGGCAAAAAATACCCTTGCCCTTTTCTTGCCCATTTATAATATGCTCAATCTATAAACCTTTGATATATAAGGCTTAATCGGGTGTAATCCCCTCGTCTCCACCACAATACAATATAAAATAACCGCTTATTCATAAGTGTTCGTAAGTGTTCACGAATACGATGAATAAGCGGTTTTTTAGTGTTCTATACTATTTTTAATGTTCGTAAGTGTTCGTATAGTTTAAGTAATTTTGCCCATTTTTTGCCCATTCAAACTAGAATGTATGCCGCAATCCTAAATTCAATTGCCATTGTTGTCTTACTCTATCTCTAGTAGAGGCTTGTAATTCTATATAGGCTTGCTCTGTTCTAGCCTTATTCATATAGGATAGCCCAATACCATAGGTAATCCAATGACCTTTATAAGATATATGTAAGCGACTACTTTCATTAAACATTACATAGCCACTATCTAAAAATTCTTTTTCATACATTAGTTTTAAATATGGGTTAAAAGAAGTTCTATTAAAACGATCCACACCTGCCCTAAAACCAATTCGACCAATTAAACTACGTAAAGGATCTACTTGGGCATGTAATCCATTAGATACCTGCACTCCATATCCATTTGTTTTTTGGTAGGTAAGCTGAACTTCTGGTTCAATAAATAACCCCTTACGCTCCCCTTCTTTGACATAGATACGTCTACCCAGTTCTGCTGATACTAAGTATGACATAGCATTTATATTGCTAGCTTTAACGGTCTCTTTAGAATCATTCACTAACTCAAACTGACCGCTATAACGTCTAAGTTTACCCACTAAATCTACATAGAAATTGCTATCTTTGTATAATCGAGTAGAATAATAGCCTATTTCACTGCCAGACATCTGTGCATGGCCTTGCTGTGCGTATATATTAGCATGTGAGCGAATCATACCAAGCATGTATCCACTATAATGGATCCATTTCTCTCTCGGGTGCACCCAATCATAACCACCTTTAATGCCCCAATATCGCTGATGGTACCCAGAACCTTCGAGTCCTTCATACTTACCACTTACATACTTAGCCCACACATCATTAGATCGTTCTATATCTTTATGAAGGTGAATCTCCCCTAAGCGTTGTACCAAGGTTTCAATGGTACCAAGTTGCATATTATACAGTAAATGGTTGTATTGCATACTTGCTTTTGCACCAGGCGTTAGTTTACCTTTTCCATCTTCTTCCATAGGGAATAAATACCAGTTATTTTTATTAGTGTCATTAATAGCAACAATTTTAGAGTCAGTGGCTCTACCTAATGTATATAAGTACGCCCCTTTTTCAATGACAGCTTTCACATTGTTAGGTTTTGTATCATCCGTAGGAACTGGCACGTTATTCGATTCATTTCTCAACGAAAATACAGCTGTATGGTCTTCTTCTTTCCCTAAACTCTCCACAAGTTTAAGCACTTCTGTGCCTGTAGATTTTGAATCTGCCATATTGCGGAAATAAATACCATGTTCCCCTTCACTACTATGTGTAATTCGTAACAAGTCAGTTTTTCCGGAGCTTACGTTACCACCCATATGTAGTATACCATTAGAACCTGTGATACTATCCACCGTCAATGTTAAAGGAACTTCTGTATCGCCGAATCTTACTTCCCCTGCATTGGATAAGGAGAGAGTATTTATCTTGGAATCATCAGTCATTTCCCAATAACTGGAGTTATCAACTTTCATATGGATATTACCAGAGTCATTATGATCTGCTTTACCGATTAGATAGGAGTCTTTTGTTAACAGGTTTAGATTCACAGTGCCTTTGTTAGCTGTAAAAACATTGCCTAAAATCGTTGTGGTATCTTTTCCTGAAACAGTAATAGTCGTGTTCGTCCCTGACGATACAAGAGCTGGATCTGTTGGGTTCTCATCAATAGTTAATTTCTTGTTGAAAGTAATAGTATTTGATGACGTGTCACTAGTACCTTCACCGTCCGTTTTTGCCAACACAGCTACTTTAGATTGTCCATTACCGCGCATAGTGATAGATACATCACCATTGAAGGTAGTATTCGTTTTATTATTAGGATCGAGGTGTATTTGTGAAATGCCAGTACCAGATTTCTCTGTGTCTACTCTAATTGCCAATGTAGAATCGGCATCAGATGAAAGTGTTGTACCATTGCCTGTATTAGCTTTATCTTTCTCAATGCGAATACCGTATCCATTGGCAACCGCCTCTGTATGAATTTGATTATCGCCTGACCAATGAATGGAGCTTTCACCTGAGCCAACTGTATCTGAACTCAATAGATTAATGCCATACGCATAACTACCTTTAGTATCGATTTTCGTACCAGTTAGATCGATATGCGTTATACCTTTATTTTCATCTCTAACATCTATACTACGAGCTGCAAAGTTAGACGCTGTCCTAACATGACTATCATGTAATCGCAAGGTATTTTCCCCGTCGATAGCACTAGACTTAATGCCATATACCCATGGCCTACCAGTAGAAATGGACTCTGTTGTAACCGTTGTATGATCTAATGCTAAAAGATTTTTCCCTTTACCTATGTTACTGTATTCCTTACCACTCTCATCATTGATACTAGCGGATACTTCTATACCATATACGTAATCTTTCCCTGTTGTAGAAATATTATTATTTGCTCCTGCAAGAGTCAATCGGTTTTCGCCATTTGAATCTGCATTCATATACATACCCCAAGTAGTACCACTAGATGTATTGGTTATGAAATCAGAATTCCCCTTGAAAGTAAACACGCTAAGTCCATGGTTCTTAGTATCTGTATTGATCTGAAACATATTATTGGTATTAGCCGTCGATTTATTTACAATAGTTGATGTAAAACTCTTACCTTCATTTGCCTCTACATGAACGCCCCCATGATAGTTCGTGTTTGATACCAATTCCATACCTGTATTGGTATTTCCAGACATAGTACTTGTTACATTTCCATCGAAGGTAATGGTAGATGCACCTTGTTCTGGATCGATACTATCCCTTGTGGAAACTGTACGATATCGATTTTCTCCGTTATTTTCAATCCGAAAAGCGGCAATATCTAAATTATCGGTGGTAGACTCTGTATTCATCGTTATATCATCATGAAAGTGTACATGACTTTCTCCACCCTGATTGGTTTGGTTAAAAAAGAGGTTTACTCGTTTTTCATAAAATTTTAAGTTCCCAGGATTTACTGTTTGAATACGAGAATCCAGATTTACTTTTTTAAGAAAGTTCACTGTAGATACTGGTTTTGTAACATAACTACCTGTTCCCTCTCCTACCACTTTTACAACATTATAAATTGGATAGTATCTACCGTTATATTGTGCATGTGTTCTGATATTAAAATTAGTATTAGCATCCAAGTTTAATATCGTTTCAGACCGATCTACTAATTTTCCATTCGAATTATATACATGAATGCCATCTTGCCAATCAATCGGAGTTCCATCATCTACATGAATGAAATGAATCGTCCCATCCGATGCCATTGTCGTTTCCGTAGTCGGTTTTGTTCGAATGTCATTGGCAGCAGTCATATTTCGATTTGTGATAATTTCATTAACTGTACTGCCACCCTTTATATACTTACTTTTCGTCCCTAAGATAGTGCCATCAGCATACTTATACTCATACTTAATGTTTGTAGCACTATTTTCAGTAATAGTGCCCCCATTCGCAGCTAATGTCTCGCCGAGGGAAATCGTATCCACCGTTTTCCAATCATTTCGAGTCACTGTATTGACTGTATAATCTTCACCCCTAGCGATTAGTGGTAACGCAGCTAGGATACATAGTAACAATTTTTTATTCTTCACTCTCATTTTCTCTTCTCCTACATTTTTATCTCAATGTAATCTATAGTATACAGTATATACCTATAGAAAACTTTTATCAACTAACTAATTTTTAGCACTATATGACAATATACAATTAATATTTATTATAGAACCTTTGTTACTTCCCACATCAAACAAAAAAGAAAAAAGGCTCTTTGTCAAATGTGGGGGCTACTCATATAAAAAGTTCTTGGGGCTGTAACAAAATAGCCCACAAATAAAATAGAGGAAAGTTGATCAAAAAGTATCAACTTTCCTCTATTTTTTATATTTTTAATAGGCAAAAGGGTCCCGAAGGACCCTTTTCATTGGTATA